CACCCCGCGGTCAATCGTTGGCCATCACTCTCCTCCTTGCACGGGCTGGAGACGCACTTCTGCCAGTCCATGGTCTTGATCGCCGTGAGACTCCCGTCGTCCTCCATGAACTCCGCGTAGATCATCGAGCGCACCAGCGGATGACCCTCGCCCCACCGCGCTATCTGATCATCGATCCACTCCTTACGGATGTGCGGACAGTCATATGCAGTAACGGTAAAGGTACTCCACTTCCCATCATTCCGGCGGAAGACATCGTAGAAGTACCCGGAGCTTCCACCAGGGCTGCTCATCAACAGCACACGCGTCGGCTGGCACCGCTCCATTGACTGAAATATCCCGTCCGGAACCGCTTTGGCTTCATCGACCACATACATCAAGTCCTGACTCGGACCCTGAACGTGCCAGCCCTCCGCTTTCTCCGCATTACTCGCGCTGAATCCGATGCACCGACTCACCAGCTCCTGACCCTCGTGCAGCTTCGGGTACACATAACGCACCTCGCCGTCCTTGATGAAGAACCCGTTCTCCTCACCACCCAATCCGTTGGCCAGCTTTCGCAAGTGTGGCCAAAGAGCGTCGGCTACCTGACGGTAAACGCCTGCGGTACATACAACCAGACTTCCGGGCCAGCGGAGCATGTGCCAGATCACCGCACTGGCGGCGACCATGCTCGTCTTGCCAGAGCCGTTCGCAGCCTTCAACGCCACCTTCGAGTGCTTCTCGTTCAACGCCCCAAGCACCGCCTCCTGCCACGGGTACACCTCACGTTGGCCAAGCATCATCTTGGGGAAGTTCTGAAGCTTCTGAGCCTCCTCGATGAGCTTCTTCTGCTTCCACGCGGGCATAGAACCGCCTCCGCCATAGGAATTGGTAAAGGAGGACTTCTTGCGCTTAATTTGCTTGACTGCCATAAAATTTGAGGTGGTTAGGGGGAGGGGGTATCAGGATCACCCCACCCCCCACCTGGGTGGTCCCCCGCCCCCGTGGTCTTGTTCTACGCTATCACGCTACGCTATTACAATTGCTATCCAATTACCATTGTCTCCTATTTAGAAACAACTCCGAAGGCTCCTAATAGGTTGCCGCTAATTGATAGTTCCTTCCCTTTGGTAGTGTGATCGAGTTGAGCCCTGGCAACGTAACCACGGGTTCGCTCTAGTAACCATGCAGCACCCTGCCATCCGTTGCTGGCATCTAGGACCCGATCCTGCATTTCCACTTCTCCCTTCGCTCGGGCCATTTCCAGTTCCCTGGCGAACTCTGGATGCCGGGCAAGGTATTGACCCCATCCCGCAGGTGATCCAGAGGAGAACCCGCAAAGGATCGCAACCCGATCTTGAGGCATTCCCAAGTAAGCCGCTCGAGTTGCTGTTTTTTTCATCTCGGGAGTAACCACCTTTTCAGGTCTCCCTCCCTTCGCCTTCCCTTCCCTTTTCGGTCGCTTTCCAACCTCCAATCCTTCCCGTTCCATGGATTCACTTTGCCCCACAAAGTATGCCCCGGAATATTTCCCGATCTTTCGGTGTTGACAAGTGCCGTCTTCCGTTGCAAACTCGCGCCCGTGAACCAAAGGTTGGTTCCTTCCTACATCATGAAATCCCTTAAAAACCTCATCCAAGCTCTGGTCGTTCTTGCGGCCCTTGCTCTCGTCCTCATCGCCCTTGGCTACTGCTTCGCGCAGTTCTTTATCGGGGGTGCCCTGTGAAGTACCGCCTCGGTTTCTCAATCGTCGCCAGTTTCTCCGGTGAACATCCCGACTTGTCCGAGTGGTATCCCTGCGAAACCACCCTCTCGGATGTCATCCGCCACTGGCCCGGATCCGAGGTTGAACCGTCCGAGCCGTTTGACTCGGACTATTCTTATCTTGCCAAGGAAGGCCCGATCCCTCGGGAAATCCTCAACCGCTTGGATGATGTCCGAGGCGAGACCCGCTTTCAGATTTGCCGCAAGCTAAAGGAGCGGTTCGGCTCAGAGGCTTTTTGGGCTTGCCTCTCCGATGTCCAGATGTCGGGAATCTTCGACCGGGAAACCGCGTTCAAGTTTCTCGATTCAATCGGTGCAAGCTTTGAATCCACCCAAACGATGGGAACACTCGGTGGCCCACTCGGACACTGGTCTCCTGATTTTGCATTCAATGTGGAGTCACAAGTCCTCATCTCATCGATCCGGATCACCCCGATTCTTTGCACGGTTTCCGAGTCCGGGAGTCTGATTCCGGTGAGGCCTCCGTCCGAGTGGCAGTGGGAACGATTCTCGGATCTCTTCAAACGGTTTGATTGCTTCGACTTGGCCCGACAGGGCAGGGCAATTGAGTGCTGAATTCCTGATTTATCCTATCCCATCCCATGACCATATACTTCACTTCCGGAGATTACCTTACGGTCCGAAACGAATCCGGACAGTATTCGATCAGGATCGAAGGAAACTCCTTCGAATCCGCAAGGAACTCGATTTCCGAAATCGATTCCGAAATCCTCAGATTGGAACGACGGCGCAAAGCTTTGTCCGAATTCCTAACCGGTGAATCGGTTCAGTGTCCGTCGGCTCTCAGGTTGTGATTCCCCGCGCTTCCCCATCGGGTAACCGGTGGGGAATGGCGGGCAATCAATGCCCGATTCAAACCATGAAACAAACCGTTACAGAGTATCACTTCGTCGATTCCTTCCGCGCTTGCGGTAGGGAGTCTCAATTCACCGTCCGCGCCCGCCGTGCGCTTTTCGACCATTTAGAGAACATCGAACAGTGGACGGATACTGAAATCGAACTCGACCCCGTCGGGATTTGCTGCGAGTGGTCCGAGTACCCGTCCGCGCTGGATGCGGCCAAGGATTACGGCTACCAGGAAGGAATCGACTCTAAGGACGAGACACCGCTGGAGTGGCTCCAGAACCGGACACAAGTGGTCGAATTCGAAGGCGGCTTGGTCATCCAGTGCTTTTGATCCCGTGAAACCCTTGTTACGCGTCCTAGGCTACCTAGCACTCTGCCTCCTATTCACGCTGGCCATGCTAGTCTCTGCCCTTGCCGGAAACTAGTCTAAGCAACCAACCAGAACCCCGGAGCAACCCTCCGGGGTTTTTCTTTGCCCCGATCCCATCCCCTTTGGATCGATCCCAGGAGCCCGCCCGCCCCGTCCGCCCGTCCATCAGTAGGCCATCATCTCCTCTTCATGTGCCGTTCATGTGCATTTCATGCCCCGCGCCCATACGCCATACGAGAATTCGGAATTCGAGAATCGGGAATCGGGAATCGCCCACTCCCATCATGGTGCGGAATCCCGCGCCCTATAGTGCGGCACCGGATAGTGCGGTCGTCCGTCGCAGGATATGCGGAACACCTTGCGCTCCATGATCCCGGAGCGGAGTGCGATAGCGATCATGCGATTGGTCTGGGATAGCTGCATCCCCCATTCCTGCATCCATTGCCGTGCGGTTTTCCATTCTGGATCTGGGACTTCGACCTTGCAGTTGATCTCGTCCCGGATCCGTCTCAGAAGCTCGGCAGAGTCCATTTCGTTTCCCCTTGTTTCCATTGGTGGACGTAGAGTTGTGCGCCATCGTCCCAGTATTCGCCGAACACGATCCCGTGCGACCATGCGAGCGTCCCGCGCCGCCTCAATGCGTAATCCATGCACGGAGCGTCGGCCAGCGTCCCCGGAGACAGGCATATGGGATTATCCGCCCGACGACCCGTGGCCATGCCCGCCCGATGAGCGTGAGCGACAACCGTATTGCCCCAGGTTTCTGCCGTGTCCCTCAGAAAGTTCTCCGAGTACAAGAGCCCATGACCCCACGAGAACCCGCCCAGCCTGTACCAGGAACGCGGCAGGACATCATGGTGTAGTATCCGCACCCGCGCATGCCTCTCAATCGGAGCCATCATCCGCTGCCAGATGGCCTCCGCGAAGCCCCGGACCACGGTATTGTGATGCCTCATGAACTTCAGAGCCCGATGATCATGGTTCCCCAGCACAAAGACGGTGGGCCTCAGGGCATCCAGGAACCGCACCCCGCACTCGATGTCATCGATGTAATCATCCGCGGCATCGGAGTCCGCTGGGTTCAAGAGCGCACCGGCCCGCAGCGACGCGAGATCGTAAGCATCCCCGAGGTGAATGACCTCATCCGGCGCGAACTGTTCCCTGAAGAGCAGCACCGCGGCCAGGGCATCGGCGTTCGCCCTATTCCCATGGGAACAGCCCACCGCCATGACCCGTTTGCGCCCTCGAACAGCGAACATTGCGAATTTCAAGCACAAACTTTCTGCTTCTGCAAACGCCCGTAATCGTCAACCATGTCTCTCCATTCTGCATGAAATCCATCGACACGATTATCACTGATCTTATCTGGTACGCCTCTGTGTATAAGGATACCAGTGGCGAAGGCCGCAAGCTCCGCGAGGAGCTAATAGAGCAGGCCAATCTTATTGTTAAACAGATCCGCGATCACCAGCCGGATATGATAAAGGCCACCGGCACCGAGGCACTTGTGTGCAAGGAAATCGCCAAACGCCAGTTCCTGGGACTGAATAAGTACGGCACGAGCGTTCAGGACAATCCGCTCAAGCTCCAGGAGTGGGCCAATCATGCCCGTGACGAGGCCCTCGACCTCGCCATCTATCTCCAGCGCATCATCCAGGAGATCGAGCGGGCGAAATCCGGGGTCATCCGCGATTGCCCGCTGGCGCAAATCAACCCCTGATCCATAGCCGAGGTCGATCCGACCCTCAAACGCGCTCCCAGCCCCCTTTCCGCTCGATTGCGGGGCATTCGCACCCATCCATCATCACCCATCATCCCGGCTCCTGAGCTTCCAAGCTCCCGAGCCACCGATTTCCAAGCCTCCGAACCGAGTACTGGGTACCGGGTGTCGGGGGTCATCGAAAAATGCCGCCGCCGCGGGGGCCGTAAGAGCCCCCCAAAGCGAAGCGGCGATGCATTTTTCGACTCCCTTTTAAGGGAGTGAAATACTCCCTTTTAGGGGAGATAGCGGGAGGGGCGGAGAAGAATCTGGGACCGGAATCTAGAGTTAGATCTTGGTCCTTGACAGGCTTCATGGGACAACGTACTTTGGTCGTCCAATGAGTTATCTAGAGAACGGTTCCACCCTCCGCGCCATGTTCCGCCTGATGCCCCCGATGAGGCATGACATCGATCCGAACCGATCCGAGGTTCTGGCCTACATAAAGGACAACCTTAATTGTGATATCGGTCGCGCTATCAGATCGTTCAATTCGATGCGCCATATCAAGAGCGCGGTATTGATATACGATCGTATCCATCGCCAGTGGCGTGGATGTGATTGGGTTCCATTTGAGGAGCCTGACAAGATATCACTATTGATGAGTACCGTGACAGAGTTGAAGCGTGACATTGCATCGTTGAGATCTGATCTCAGGAAGGTGAAACACGAGATGGTTTCCTTACGCCGAAGGAAAGGTGGAGTGAGGTCTGAGGATGATCCGGAGCCTGGGCCTGATCCCGAAACAGAACAGCAGCCGATCCCTGAGAAGGAAAAGGCTGCTGAGGATCCGAACGAATGGTTTAGGACTATGTGTGCCGCCCTCGACGAGGTTGGTAGGGCTTCTTCTCCTTCAATTCCGCACCAGTGAACGCGAGCGGGTTGCACTGTTCCCACTGGATGCCGGTGGCTGAGTGCTGAAGGTTGAGGATTGGGGATGGGAGTCCGAGCCTCCCTCCCCGCTTGCAGAAGGCCAATTGGAAGCGTCTAGGCTTGGACTGGCCTACTTCATGGAGAACCGCTATCTCCCGCGCCCAATTGGCAAGCTCGGAAGATCCGAAGCCTGAGTGGGCCAATTCCATGGTGGTGAGCGGTTCGCCTGTTTCTTTTCGTTGTGGTTTCGCGACATGGTGCATCCAAATCCAAGCAACCTTTGTCTCGTGGAGGATGGGCTGGAGTTTGTTGCGAAGGAATACGGACACCTCGGACTGATCGCTCAGGTCTCCACCGAAATAGGAGAACAGTGGATCTGCGATGATGAGGTCGAGCTTGGACTTGTGGATGAACCGGCGGGCGAAGGCGAGGAACTGCTCACCGGTACGGACGGTCTCGGTGCGAAACTCCAGGTTCTTCTGAAGCAGGTTCATCTGTTCGATGGTGAACCGCCTGTGGGTTACCCCGCGGAATGCCTCGGAGAGGTCACCACGATCGTTCTCAGCTTGGATGACACCGATCTTCAGTGCCTTGACCGGCTTGATCCCGAAGAAGTCGAGACCGAGGCACCAGCGCACGATGATCTGCATCATCAGTGAGGACTTACCGATGCCGGTGCCTCCGCTGATGATCATGGAGGATCCGCGGGTGATCCATCGATTGCCGATGAGATTGTCCGGATCGTTTTCCGGATCGAACGTGAGGAGGTCTTTGACCGTGACGATGGTGGACTGATCCTCGTCGGTCTCGCGGTTGGTGAGCCATTCCTCCCATGAGTTCGCACCGAGGTTGGTGGCTAACAGTTTCTGCTTCGCCTCGCCCCGCCATGATCCTGGGAGCCGGGAGAAGCGCGATGGGTTCTTGTTCTTGGGATCGATGCCTGGGATCGCCTTGTAGATCTCATCGCGGCGGGTGTCCCATTCCTTGCGATTGGCGGCGTCCACGCGGACCCATCCGTGGATGGATTTGCCGCCGCTATCGATCATGACGCTGATGGGCAGTCCGGAGTCCCGGAGGAGCTTCTCCTGTTCGGGCTTGGGCCGTTCATCGAACTCTACGAGGACATGGCGGTACGCGCTGACATCGTTGTCCGAGCCGCTGTAGAGTCCGGGCTTGAACGGATTGATGCGGACGAAGACGCCATCGGTGCGGTCGTCTCTGAACAGGATGGAGTCCGGGTTGTCGAATCGCTTGATCCATTCCTCGACCGGCAGGAATGACCCGGAGGTCATGGGCTTGCCTTCCTCGACCTGCTCGCAGATGCAGACCACCTCGGTGGGAGCGAAAGCGGATTCGAGGAACCGCTTGAACTCTGAGGATGCGGGGTCTGCGCTACCGGATGGCTTCCTGAACACCACGCGGGATAGGTCGGTGTATTCCACGGTGCCAACAGCATTGAGCAGATGGCCTGCTGGCTTGTCGTGGCTCGTGGATGCCGCGGAGCGGATCTTGTAGGCCAGTTCTCTGTCGGTCCAGGGTGGCTGGCAGGAACGGTTCCATTCCGACAGGAGGCGTAGAGCGTCCCCCTCGGATAGGCCGAAGCCGTGGACCAGTCCCACGGCTGCGGTGTAAGTAGTGTTGTGACCTCCGGATCCGGAGATCGCTGGCGGGACTTTGGATAACCATAGCTCCGCCCTTTGGTATGCTGTCATGTCGTTGCGTTTGTCGTTGCTGCTACTTCTTCTTGCGAAGTGTTCCGGCCTTCTTCATGGCCTTGAACATCTCGACTTCCATCATGCGTTTGATGGCCTGCGTTTTGGTTGGGTAAGTACCCATGTTCTTGTGGTGAGTCTTGGACTCCACTTTGTATCCGGCCTTGGTTTTCTTGATCATGGTTGGATCGGCTTGAACACGGTCTCGAACTCCTGCTTGGTACGGACGTAGTAGTTCTCGCCGCGTCTGTAGATGACCACCTTCCGCTTGATCTCGGCAATGCGAAGCTCTGCTGGAGCGAGCAGTTCGACCTTCACCAAGGGAAAGAATCGGTGGATATGGGTGGGTTTATCTGAGGATTCCATGGGGCGGGATCTTGGTCTGGTTTAGGATACGAGATCCAACCCTTTCGGATGGCCTCGTCCACGATAGATTTCGCGTTGGCGATGATGTCCTGATTGATGGATGCAACGATGGCCCGCTCTTCCGCGGTCATCTTCTCGGGCTTCTTGTTGTTCTCCAAACGATACCCGTACCAGGGTTGCTCACGGCGTGGGGTTCTCATTGCTTTTGGATCTCCGCGGGGACGATGCGCGACAGGACACAGTTGCAGTAGGAGCCCTTGGTTCTGGCGTTACATCGATGATGATGCACAGGGTTGGAGACGATGTGTTGAGTGAGGTCGCTCGTGAGCTTGACCAAGTCAGTGATACGGTCGGCTGCTTCGAGGAGGATGATTTGTGGGACATTATCTGGCGATTGGATGTCCTGAGACAGCACCTTGAGTGCGCTCACGAGGTCTGTCGTTGACGATGGTTTCATTGTTGTTTGTGGATGATGAGACCATTCCCTTTGGGATCGACCAGTTCGACCGAGCGGATATCCGGCAAGCGGGCCAGCGTCTTGACCATTTCAATGGGATCATGGGCTTGAGCAACGCAGGTGAGATGGATATCGCCGTCTCCGTAGTTGAGCTTGAGGTTCTCCTTGGTCCGATCACGCGTGATACGGATCAGCCTACCCTCTGACAGGTGGACAACCTTGATCGATTCAACCAAAGGGAATTGGTGCCTGCTCATTAGAGTGATTTGCCGCAGTGCGGGCAGAGCTTGGAGACCTTGGTATCGCAATCGATGCCGAGCCACTGGCAGAGTTCGCTGAACGAACGGTAGCCGTAGTTCTTGAACAGGAGCGGCTTGATGCGCTTCTCCTTGATGGCCTCGATGGCCTGCTCACGGCTCTCGATCTTGAGAGTACGGAGGATGGATCGGTTGCGAACGCTGAGCCCGTAGCTCCACTCGTTGCGCTCGGTCTGGATGCGCTTGTGTTCGCTGAGGATCTGATAGACCCGCTGCTTGGAGACACCAAGCTTCTCACCGATCTCTCGGAAGGTGAGCTTGTTGGCCCGCATCTCAACCACCTGATCAATGGACTCTTTGAGCTTCATGTTGTCCGGACGTTTGCGGCTGTTCTTTCTGCGTTTCGGAACTTCTTCATTGCCTGATGGCACTGAACGCACAGTCCCAGTTGCGTTGTGCAGCCGCATCCCAAGCAAGCTGCCAATTCGTGACACAATTCCTTCCATATCGTTTCTTCGGTTTGTTGTTTATGTGACTCGTTACTCTGTTTCATCTCAAGTTCCTGGCGGTCCAAGCCGCTGATTCTGAGATCTTGTACTTCTTGGCCAGTTCTTTGCAGGTCATCGATGGATGCTCCTTCTTGATTCTGGCCACCATGTCGTCCGGAATCCTCTTCCACGCTCGCTTCTTGCGGGGCGGTGTCGGATTCACGAACGGCTTGACAGGACCGAGCATCTTCTCGATCTCGCTCTTCGTCAACCCAATTTTATTGAGCAGACTCATTTTTCGCTTTGCTTGATCCGCCGCAGGTTCATGGCCTCGTGGACGGTGGGGAAGTGCGCGGCGAAGACTTCCTCGATTTCGTAGGCCAGTTCTCGGTGTTCTTTCTGGGTGTGGGAAGTGGTCCGTGTTTCCAGGTAGTGGATCCACGAGCGGACGCTTCCCTTGACGTACAGGCGAGTACGCGTGGCCAACGGAAGGATCATGCGGGCGCATTCCGGAGCCACTCCGTTGCTGATGAGGAGGTGGTAGTTCTTGAGCGCGGTGCGGACGGCTTCCTCCGCGATGGCGTTGATGTTCCACGATGTGCCTTCGAGGTACTTGTGGCCGATGTCATCGCCGCTTCCCTGGCGATTGCCCTGCACATGCTTGGCCCGCATCTCCAGTTCCTCGACCATGACATCTCCGAGCTTGGCGATATCCGAGTATCGCTGGCTGAACTCTTGGAATGAGAAGCTCTTGTGCCGAAGGATCTGGGCTGCGATGGCCCGCGAGGTCTCAACCTCGATGGTGAGATCAGCCTGTTCGAAGACAGACCAGTGTCCGTGGAGCATGCAAAACTCTAGGAGCTTTGGACCCGTGGCGTGGTTCTGTTGGTTGCTAGGGTTGCTGACCCTGGCCGTGTAAACGATGTGCTGATCAGGTGTCAGCGCATTGCCGCTCTCATCGGTGACGAGCGACTGTGTGATTGCGACTGCTTTGGCATTCATGGTTTCTCGCTTAGTTCTTTGATGATCTTGGTCCTAGCTCGGCCCTTCGCTTTGACGATGAGTTGCAGGATGATGATGGGATTCACGGTTGAAACATGCTCCCAGTATGGTCTGGCTGCATCGAGTTCCCGTGCGCGGTCGATGTCCACCACAAGCACCTCGCTGGTCATCTTGTGCCGGTAGACGAAGGCCACGTCCATGTGCTGCGGAACGCTCACGGCTTGGCCTCCCTCACCTTTACCCATTTGTTGACCGCATCGTTAAATCCACCGAAATAGCCGGCTGCTTTGAGTGCATCACCAGCTTCTTCAAGCCGCTTAACACGTTCCAGTAGCTTAGGAACCTCACGTTGAATAACCTCGCGTTGAGACTCGCCAAGCTTGCCACCAAGCATTGTAGCTATGGCGTTCGCGTTCCATTCGCGTTCAACCGCCAAAGCTGATTGCTTCCATTCTTCAAGACGTTCGATCTGATCCTGAAGCTCCCTGATCTTCGTAGCCTGCGCATCCTTCAGCCACTGGGTCTTTATCTGATCAAGCGCAAGCGCGGCAGTCTCTTCTGGATTGAGCCTATCGCTGGTTGTCACTCGTCCATCGCAATGGATTGTGAGCAATGGCTCGTTGTTGAAATTGATGCTTACTGATTTTATTGGATTCATGTATTCGCTCACGGCTTGGCCTCCTTTGCTTTAGACTGAAGATAAACAAGAACAGGAATTGTCGGCCATGCAATTAGCAGTGCAACTGCCGCAAAAACCATGATGATTGCAAGTAGCGGAACAGCAAAAACAGATCCGATTGCGGTCCACAACGGATACGGGTTATTGTAATATTCGCTCACGGCTTGGCCTCCTTCCATTTAAACTGCGCCGATCCGCTGGCATCGTTTGTGTAGTAAGCGACTCCTGCGCGGATGGCTTGTTGTTCTATTTTTGTTTTTGCCACTAAATGACCCAAAAACATTCCAACAAAAGCCATCAGCAAAATCGCACCGATGACTGGGACAGCATCGTCATTCACGGCTTGGCCTCCCTCACCTTGAGCATTGCGTCGGCGTGTGCGTAAGCATCAAGAGACAAGCATTCCAAAAAGTCCGGCTTGTTGATGGTGTATTGAGTTTTAGTTCCTTCGGTTAAAGCAGACGATATGATCGCTTGCATTGCTTTCGCTGCAAAGTAGTCGCGGAGTGAAATGCTTTCAGGAGTCTTCTCTCCGTGCCAATGGATGTCGTCAGTTTGTTTGCTCATTTCGTTCCTTTCTGCTTGTTGTTTTTGCGTCCGAAATAGCTGTAGTCATACACGTTCTTTAGCTTCCGGACATGCTTGAACAGTTGGCCAGCCTCCTTCTTACTCAGCACCATCACCCCATCACCGGCCTCGATTACCTTCGGGTTGTTCACCTCCCACCTCCGAGTGCGTAGTGCAGGATCAATAGCGCGTCCGCGTTACCCAGCGTGACATCGAGGTGCGGATAGAGTTCCTGGGCCTTCGCCTTGAGCTTGCGCTTCCATTCGGGACCAGTGTCGCAGGACTTGCGACCACCGAGCCCGAGGGGCTCCTGCCACACCTTGGGCTCTACGCGATGCAGAGCGTAGCCCTGGGAGTAGGCCAGTCC